TTATTATATATTATATATAAATATATATTAATTTATAAGAGATATATAATTTATAATTAATTATATATATTATTATATATATTATATATTATATATATAAGTCCATTCATCGCCTACAATTTTTCTACGGTGAGCTATCCTCCTCCGGTTCGGCCTGACTTCGGTCAGGTCTTTTTTATTGTCAAAAATATTTTCAAACAAATTTCGCTTAACATAAACAATTTCGACAAAAATGTCCATTTATATATAGTGAAGGGTGTTCTGAGAACCCTTTAGAATTAGATTTTCTAGGAGGAAAACGATGAAAATTGATTGGACAGAATACTTCGGTGAAGAGCTTGGCAAAGAGATGAATAAGTTTTTTGAGAACTCCCCTGCACCGGATTCCCCTGACTGGAACGCTTCTACGATGTCAGATGGCAGAGACGCTCTGACATTGCCAAACAAAGAGCTGATCGAGATTATCTGTGGCGGGAAAGCTACTCCCGATCAGGAGATTGCGATTACGGCACTGACGACAAAGACTGTTATGAACACGATAGATGTAGCTCCAGAGGCTCTCGCAGATATTGTGAATCATTTCTCCCACGGTTGGAAAATGACGAAAGTCGAAAAAAAGGCCGAGGAGAAGAAGACCGAGGAGAAGAAGACCGAAGAGAAAAAGGCCGAGACAGAAAAGGTCGACAACAGTAAGACCGAAACTGAGAAACCCGATAAGTATACTACCTCTACGGTGGCAGAGTCCGAGAAGCCGATGACTGCAACCGAAGTCGAGAAGAAGGGCCGTGAAGAATATATCGACAAAAAGCTCGAAAAGGTGGATAAGCAGGAAAAGGACGTTGACGCTGCCATCGAATATATCCTTCAGAGTTTGGATCTCCTGAAGCAGCTCGACGAGGTGGAAAAGAAATTGAGGTCGCAGATTGATGACCTCAAGATTTGAGGATGACAGACATGAGCTACGCTGATGCAACCAAGTCCAAGTTTAAACGTACGGTCGTAGATAACGCCAGTGCTCCTGAGTATATCCGAGTAGTACACCGAGAGGATTTCGAGGAAGCTCTGAATGCCCTCTATGAACGTTCAGGTGGTTTCGAAGACGAGAGTGCGATAGACGGCTACTGCGCACTGATGGATCTGGTAGACGAACATACGGTTCGGATTCCCTTATCAGCTACTTTCTCTGATCCGGTAAAGGTTGAAGGATCGGAACCTGATCCCGAAGAGGATGTTGAAGAAACAGAACCGGATGAGGACGAAGACGAGAATTTATCTAGCCATGAATCTGACGATATATCTGACGATGAATCTGACGGTAGACATCCTACTCCCACCGTTTGGCACGAAGATATTAAAGACGGTCACGTAGAGGATGTCCCCTTCTCCTGCTTAAGTGATATTCAGTTCGGAAAAGAGTATCAGCTCTGGATAGATGGAAAAGGATGGATCGACTCTCCGGTAAGATTGATCGAAGTCAGTCTGGCTGCAAAACAAAGCAACCCCATTCTCGTTCTTTGGTTTGAAGATGCTGATCACATAAGTTATCAATTGTCTGCTGACGGATACGACTGTGGGTGGAAGATCTTCCAGACAGATAAGAGGCAGGACAACAGATTCGATTATCTTACGGTGCATCTTAAATGGATTTGTGACTGCGGTGATTGCAAAATGTGCAATGATGGAGACAAAGACAGTGAAAAATAAAGATGTCGAGAATGCGGTTCAGAATCTGAAACCGAATGAAACAATATTCGATAAGCAGAACGATAAGAACTATACGCTGAATGTGTATGACACTTACGTTCGCTTAGTCGGTATGATCGAGAAGACGATGACTGATTCTAAGAACCAGAATACGACGATCAGCTATGTAGTGCCGTCTATGCTGATCACTCTCTTGAAAGAGTCGGGCATGATCAGAGAAGACGTTTACGAACTGTTGATGCTCCTCTCTGTTCCACCTACGGTTCAGAATTATGGTGACCTCGCAAAGAAGTATGATGAGCAGATAAAGCTGATCGATGAGAAAACTAAGAAAATTAAACTGAGTAAGGGTTGATAGATATGGCTGAAGAAAAAGATATTATGACAGGTGTTGTTGAGGCAGACGGTGTAAAGGGCTTTATGTCTCACCACACTACGATGGAGTATGACAAGTTTGCAGGGGATTTGATGCCCTTGTATTCCCAGCACAAGCAGAATGTTGCGACTGGTGCTCCCACGTCCCGCACCCGTGAGAGAATTTCAAATGTCCTGATGAATAACCTTGACCTGATCGTTGATATGTACAACGAATTCAAGTATGTCCGTAAGATTGTTCAGGATGACGGTGAGGAACTCGAAAGTCTCCGTGCAGCTATAAAGGCCGGTGACGATCAGTTCAACGAGCTGAACCGTAAATATAAAGCTTTGCTTGCAGAGACTGAACAGTCCGGTGTTGCTAAGACGAAACGGGCAAAGTAAGGTTTAGTCTGGAGTAGTCCTTGGGTCACGTAAAACTCGAACAGCGAAACGACGGCAAAGGGTGTGCGCAATTCTTATATTTGCCTTTGTCAGAACCGAGAGTTGTTCGAATCCTTATCTCTCAGCGGAGTCGGTTAGATCCTCTCTTCTACCCCTCCGCTGAGACAGTGGACTTTAATTCTACCGCAGGTGTCTATGTTACTGGTGATCCAGTTACGAATACGTTCCTCGATCTGGATCGGCTAATAGAGCTGGCAGGTTTGAACGAACAAGAGATGTATGTGGTGAATAAGCTGATGTATGGGTATTCGTGTCTGGATATTTCAGAGATAAAGAAATGGACACTCGATACGGTAAAACATATCTTCCGAAGATCGGTTGCCAAGATCGTCCGTGCGAATTATGTCCTCTGGGAAGACACGTACTGTAACGCAAAGATCAGCGACAGGTGCGTAAAATAAAACGGTTGCAGGTTGCCCGACAGTCGAGCTTGGACGGGTGGTAATTGGTGGCCGGACGAACCATCCTGCAACACCTTAATGACTAAAATAAATATTAAACGGTGGTGTGAATAGGTAGACACAAATACAAATCCACAGGGATGCAGCAGTAGACGGTTGGTGGGCATGCGAGGGTTGAGACTACGCGCCGAAAAAGCGGCTCCAGTCGTAGAGGACGTAAAAACTCGGAACTGTGGAGAATAAAGCCCATATGTGAGGTGCAAATCCTCACCCGTTTAATATATAAAAAATTTTTTTGTGAAATCTCGCACCTTTTTCCGTTTTGTTTTTGTAATAATATTATGGAGGGGTGAATAAGACGCACGATTACAAGATACCTTCACTGAACGGTGGCAGTGAAGTGATCAGGTATGAGACCTTTCAAGATGCATCGAATGCGGTGGACGGAGTTATCGCCGCCAGCAAAGATGCAATTGAGTCAGGTTGGTTGTCCACTCCTGCACTCAGTAAAAATAAATTTAATATCGAGAACAGGATCAAGTTCTTTTTGGATTGCCTTGGCTATCTCCTGCTTCAGGCTGCTCACCTTGCTAATCAAAGCAATGGAGTGATCAGCTTGTATAAAGAGTCTGCCAAGAGGGAACGGGAAGTACCTCACGACTTCTCCGGTGAAGCTCCACCGCCGAGCTTATTGAGAACCGATTCTGAGCAAGATATTAAAGTTAAGCCAGTGAAACCGAAAACGAAAACGAAGTCGTATCGGATTCGCAAGCTGAAAGAGTTATACGGATCAGAAGCACGGTTTACATTTGCGCGGGTTGATACCGACAATAATTTCTGCCACGATGGATATTGCTGGCACATTGATCAGGACATCGAACAGTATAAACCGACTGTTCTGAAGGATGATGTCCTCTGGGATATGGATCAGGTCATGATCGTAGACACTGCTGACGGCAGGTACTATTACGACATGAACTATGAGCCGATCCCGTCTGAAGCCATAACTCTTTACTAGACACTATAGCTGGTCGGGAACTTCTTCGCAGTTCTCCTCCTTTCTGATCACGGTATCGGTTCTACCACCTCCCTTTCTTTCCGATGCCTTTATATAAATTATTTTCTGTCCCTATCATTCCGACCAGCTATTTTTCTTCGGAACACCCGTGGCGAAAGATAAAAGCATTGAAGACAATAATAGGTGTCCGTATGGTGGAACAAGGTCGACCGCAGACCATTCGGTAAGATAGCAGTGCGTGAACTCGCCTGTGTTCCCGATAAACAAGGTGTTGCAATCCACGCAGACATGGTGCAAGAGTGAAAGGCTCTGCCGGGTGTAAATGTTTTGCGCAGTTACGTCACTGCGCCATATCTCCGTTATACGGAAGAGAAATTAAATGAGTCGCCCAGCACGAGGCATGTTCGCAATATCGTGCATATCTTATCTACCAGCGTAGATAGAGTTGTTGGATTCGCTCTGATAACCCCAAAGCGAGTTCTGTGTTCTGGGGTTATTGATCGCGTTACAGAAACCTGCTAAGCCTGTGACCGTAGAGATTCCTGCGGGAGTCTCTATCTTAAATTTGGACAGATCCTCATACGCCTAGGTTTCATTTAAAACATGCGCACCACATGGGGACTTATGACTTATGATAGAGCCTCACACGCCTAGGTCTCTCATTCGAGATATGCGGACTAAGTGAGGACTTTTTGAAATTAACAGGAGTTGTCGAATGAGTTTAATTAATTATCTTTACTTTGTTGTTGAGGCACTGTGGCTTGGCTGTTTTGCTAACTGTTTTCTACACGGTACGATGGCACAGCTTATTCTTTGTGCAACTTGGTATAGTGTTCTGGCAGTTCAGTTCGCGCTTCTGAATCGTCCGGTATATGATTCCGACTATGACGATTCGGAACTGGAAATGAATTTTATGATGCCGATCTGGTATCACATGATGCCGAAGGACTCAGACGACAATCCTGATAATATATATTTATAATATTTATTCGCTCTTCTTTTTTGTCGCTTTGGCAAGGAACGGAGATGAGAATTTTGGATAAAGCTATAACAAAACTGAAGTCGGTACTTTCTCAGATGTTATGCAATCATGAGTGGCAACAGGTCGGTCAGATCGAAACCGATGAAGCTCATGGCGATGACGAGAACATGGTCTACTACGCACATATGAAATGTGTCAAGTGCGGTAAGGACATGTTCGAAGTGATGAAGATTCCGACTGAAATGTGGAAATAAGGATGTGAAGGCGGTTGGAGCGGGTAGACACGCATTTTGATAACTTGTCTCAAGAGATGAAAAAGGATCTCGTAAATGACATTCTCGGTAAGAAAACCGGAGACGTGGATCTGGACTGGTCAGAGATAGCAGATCGCTATGATCTCGACTGCGTACCGGATACGCTTCGGAAAGCGGCAGTTGGTGTTAAGCTGGTATCGGAAGCAGGTTTGTTAAACGAACCACCGAAGGCAGACAAACTGTGCGACGAGAATGCGAAGGAGCGCATTAAACTGCGAGAGTTGATCGGTCAGATGAAAGAAACTGAACGGCAACTGGCTCGACAGGAACTCCTTCAAGAGACGGTCAAAGATGCGATTGCCTCTCTCCCTCCCCTCACTCTTCCTGAACCGCATCTGGAAGATAAACGAGATCTCTACGAGGAGGATACTCGTTCCGCACTGGTCGTTGGTCTTGGTGACTTCCATTTCGGTGCGGACTGGGAGATCAAGGACTACTACGGTCGTGTGATTAATAAATATAATCCAGACTGCTTCGGCAAACGGATGATGGACTTAAAGAAACAGATCGAGTTTATCTTGATCGATAATCCGAATGTGGATGTCCACTTTATGTTCGTTGGGGATCTGATCGATGGTATGCTCCGACAGTCGCAACTGATGAAGCTCAGATATGGTGTTGTAGAATCCACGATCAAGCTGTCCGAGTTTTTAAGCCAGTGGCTGGAAATGTTTGCACAGCATTTTGACAACAGGTTCTATATCCACATGGTGACCGGTAACCACTCTGAGATCCGTCCTCTCGGTTCGAAGAAGGATGACTTCGAAAACGAGAATATGGAAAAGGTCGTATGGTGGTACATGAAGGAGAGGTTGAAGAGCTTTGATCGAATTAAGTTTCAAGGCGAGTGCGGAAAACTTCATGCTGCTGACATCTGCGGTTATCGGTTCTTGCTTATTCACGGGGACGGATCTAAGGACGTTGCTTCGATCACTCGCGATGCGATTAACATGTATGGCGAAGAGATCGACTACGTAATGTGCGGTCACCTGCATAAAGAGATGGATCAGTTCAGCGGTATGACGAGTACCGGAAACTCCTTTATCGTAAGAGTACCGAGTATCTGCGGTACGGATCGATACGCACAGCGTCAAGGCTTTGGTGGAAAGCCGGGTGCGATTGCGATGCTGATCGAACACGGATATGGCAGACGATGTGTCTGGCCTATAACAATTCAAGAATAACACAGACGTTCTTCGGAACGTCTTTTTTATATACAGAGGTGAGACAATGGCAAGACGGGAAACCGAGAACGAATTGAAAGCTCGGCAGTATAAACCTGTTCGGCAGAGAGCTGTTGGCAAACCGAATGTGCCGTCGAAGTTATGTGTCCACTGCGATGCGATAAAACCGCTCAATGAATTCTACGGAAACATGGAATGGTCGACGCAGAGCTATCACGATGCATGGTGCAAAGAGTGTGCGAGGAAATGCACAACGATAGAAGCGGTACGCGAGTATTGCCATATGAATAACCGGCATTGGTCGGATGTCTACTGGGATGCGGCTGGTGAGAAAGCCAAATACGTTTTGGCAAACGATGCCGAGTACCTGAGTGACAAGGTCTCTGCAAAACGAAAACGGGAGATTCGGGATGCATGCATTGCGCGACAGTGGTTTGGGATGATGAACCACAAAGCGTACTACCAGTACGAGGAACATGTTGGCAGTGATGGTGTGTTTAGTCCCGGCCTGACAGATCAGGCAATTGAGGATTCTAAACAGGGAATTCCTCTTGCTCCTGAGATCGGGATGACCGATCAGAAAAAATATTCCAAGGTCTGGCGTGGCTACTACATGCAGAGCGAGATCGAAGCTCTCGACGAGATCTACGAGAAACTCGAAGAAGACTTCGTTCTGGATAATGAGAACATGCGGGACTACGCACGTAAGGTCGCGAAGGCTTCCTTTGACGCTGACCGAGCTGGAGACAGATACCGTTCCGGTCAGATCACTCTAAAGGAGTACCGAGACGCAATGGATATGTTCGATAACCTGTCTAAGTCTTCGAACTTTGCGGCGTGTCGACGTAAACCCGGCGAGTCCTCTGGTCTTGGTAATCTTGGTGAAATTATCCTTCGGGTTGAATTGTCCGGTGCTCTTAACGAGAATCCATATAACTTCCCTGAAGATCAGATAGATCAGATCATTCATGACTTTGAGCATACCCTTGTGGCAGTCGGAGCAAGGGGTGACTTGGATTGAGCCTTAAAGCAAGTCAGATCCGTGATATTAAAAACATAGAAGCGTGGGCAAAGCAGATCTGGTATTGGCGAACACACTTGGATGTTTTTATCGAAGAATATTTCCAAGTACGGTTGAAGGATGTCCAGAAGGTCGAAGCTCGTATATTCGGTACGAGATCGAGCATTCAATTCGTACAGTCCCGTGGCTTTGGTAAGACATGGTTGACAGCTCTGTGCTGTTTGGCGATGGGTGTTCTCTATCCCGGTTCTTTGATTGCGGTTATTTCTTCTACGGCAGAACAGGCGACACTGGTCTTAAAAAAGATCGATGACTATTTTGTCCGGAATGAGAACATTCTGAGAGAGATCGATACGGATGGTCATGCTCCGGTTCAGTTGAATAGATCCAAAGGCATATGTCGAATCCGGAATGGATCGAAGATCGAGTCTTACTCTATCGGTACATTCCGTGGCAACCGTGCCAAGATCATCGTTATTGATGAAGCTCCTGAAGTCAAGCAGATCGACATCGAAGCAATTGCAAAGCCGGTTAGAAACACGACTCGTGATAATGCGATTCAGTTCGGGTTTAAGGACTATTCTTCGAAGATGGTCTCGATCACATCTGCATGTCTGAAGTCGAATTACTTCTACGATATGTTCCGGGATTCGCTTCGGCGTATGGCTGGCGTAGCACCTGATCAGAAAGGTGTACCGGATCGGACATGCTTCGCCTGTGCTCTGGATTGGAAAGCGGCTGTTCGTTGCGGAATAACCGAGAGGGATTTCTTCATCGGTGAGAAAAGCTCAATGACCGAAGAGAAGTTCGCAATGGAATATGGCTCGATCTTTATCGGTGCAGAACAAGGTGCTGTGTTCCCGTACGAACTGACCGAGAGATGTCGAGTGCTTGAGAAAGTGGAATTTGCACAACCTGCGAAGTCTACCGCTGAATATATTATCGGTGTTGACTTGGCAACGTCTTCTGCGAAGACTGCTGACAATGCGGCAATGTGTGTATTCAAGATGATCGAGCAGGAGAACGGGACATACATTAAGCGTATGGTCTGTCTGCAAACCTATAAAGGTCAACGACTGGATTCGCTTGCGACTGAGCTTCGCAAACTGTTAATCCGGTTCCCAAATACATCGAAGGTTGTATTCGACCATCGTGGCTTGGGTGATGCATTCCCTCAGTTCTTGTCTGTTCCTTGGGTAGATCCAGAAACGGATAAGGAGTATCCCCCGTTGGTCATGGATACCGAGAAGTCGATGATTCATAAAGCTGTTCCTCTACTTCATCCGTTTATGGCGAATATAACACTGAACCAGCAGATGGTCAGTTATCTTACAGTTGGATTAGAACAAGGCAGTATCGAGTTGCCGATTACATCCAGACGGATTATCGGGAACAAGGTTGCCAAGGATGACAACGAAACGGATGTCGGTACGAAGCTGACTTTGCGAGAGAAAGCGATCTATCTCGAAACGGATGCACTCCAGATCGAGATGGGAAACATTGTTGGCAGACCTACCAGCTCCGGTACGGTTATTTACGATACCGCAAAAAGTACACAACACAAAGACCGCTATTCCGCTGTTGGAATGGCGATTCATTATATTACAGAGTTAGAGCAATATAACAGAAAACGCATGATCAATCGTGGTGCAACACAGTGCGTTGGTATTGTTATTGGCCTATAAATTCGAGGAGGTGAGTTGAGATGGGAATCTTTGATTGGTTTCGCAGACAACCTATCGTTGCCGCTGTGGACGTAAACGACAGAGACCCCGGCAATGATGCATCAGTAGCGACTGCTGCTTCGGTCGATATAGATGTATCGGGAACATTCTCGAATTCTAACCCGACATACCGTGGAGATCTTCGTGGATTTGACTATGAAAAGCTCCTGCGCGACAAACAGCTTTGGCAGAATTACGTTTCCTTGTGCAAGCTGGCGAACTACTACGTTGATGAAGATCCTCTATTCAGGGGCATCATCAAGGAAGTGTATACACCGTTTAGCTGTGCGGCTGGCTGGCAATTAGTCGGTGGAGACGAACGGATTCAGGAACGGTATCAGAAGTACTACGATGATATTCATCTCGGTGACTTCGAGTACTCCGTCTTCTTTCAATATTGGCTTTATGGTAACGTCGTAGTTTACCTGATGCCTAACGGCAGACTGATTACTCTCCCATTCAACATGACACGGATTGGTAATGTCGTGGTAAATGGAGAACCTGTTGTTGAATATCACTGTCGTGCCGTGAAGGACGAATACGTTCGTACCTACGGTGAGCTGGCATTGAAACCGGATATTCGTGATGAACTTTTAGAGGAACGACTGAAGGGTCTCCCTCCGGAAGTCACCACCGGTATCTACGAAGGATATGAATGGGTACAGTTGAATCCCCGGCACACATTCGTATTGCAGGATACGAAAGAGGATTGGCAACGGTATGCCACTCCCCTTGTGGCTTCTTGCCTGAAGGCATTCCGAAAAAAGGAACTGATCTCCAGATGGGAAGACGCACAATTAAATCTCGGTATACATGCATTCCTGCATGTGCAATATGGTGACCCGAATAACGAAGTGCTTCCTGAAAAAGAAGCACTGATGCTGATTGGTCAGACGTTCAAGACAGCAATGACGAAGAACGGTCTTGCGGTCACCAATAACTGGGCAGAAGCCAAGTTCCTCCAACCTGATTTGGACTCATTGTTCTCGGACGATAAATACAAATCAGTTAACTCTGACATCCTCGACGCAGGAGGAATTTCTGGCATCATCGTTAGTGGCCGTGCAGAGGACGGCAGTACGTTTGCTACCGCGCAGGTCTCAATGCAGACGGCAGCGATGAGAATTAGCCGAGTTAAAGATCAATTCTGCGCAATGATGGATCGCATCAATGTGCGGATTAACGATATGCTGAATATTATGCCCCACGCTAAACCGGGCAATATTC